TGTAGTTGCTGCCTCAACAGTTAGTAAGGCATTGATTCGTGCTTCAGAATTATCAGCAGAAAACCCTGGTGTACAAATCAGAGTTGTCTGTCATACAAGTGTTTTAGACTCTGGCAATTTAGAATACTGTTACAATGATAGAGTTAATATTTTCAGAGAAAAGTGGGAAGGTTGGCTTGAATCTATCAGAACACAATTCTTTAGAACTACCGATATGAATAAATGCAAAGTTACTTTTGCTGACAACATTGTTCTTTATGGTGCTTTACCAGCATTAGAAGAACACCATGATATGGATAAGATTGTAAAATATAATAAATCATCCAGAATAATGTTACCAACATATTCATTTGACGAGGAGTAAAAACGAGAGGGGGATTTATTCCCCCTTTTTTCAGCCTAAAGGCTTGACAACACCACAAAACTAATGTATAATATACATTAATTGATAACAATAAGAAGGAAACTATATAATGCAACTCAATAAAGTAACACACGATATACTCAAAAACTTTTCTGAAATTAATACAAACATATTAATCAAACCAGGAAGTGAACTCAACACAATCTCAACCATGAGAAACATTTTTGCCAAGGCAACCATCACAGAATCATTTGATAGTGAGTTCGGCATTTATGACCTAAACGAATTTCTATCTGTAGTGTCTAGTTTAGATAAACCATCTCTAACATTACAAGATAAGTATATGACAATCTCTACTGAAGGTAGTAAGTCTAAGGCGAAATACTTTTATTCTGACCCGTCAGTAATCGTATCACCGACTAAAGATGTAACCATGCCTCCATCAGATGTTACTTTTACTTTGACCGAATCTAATCTTCAACAACTTCAAAAAATGGCTGCTATTCTAAAAGCACCTGACCTTGCTTTGATTGGTGAAAAAGGTGGTGATGTGGTATTGAAAGTTTGTGATAAGAAGAATGATACATCTAATAAGTTTGATATTGTTGTTGGCGAAAATGCAACAGCAGATTACACTTTCTATTTCAAAGTAGAAAATCTCAAAATGATGTCTGGTGATTATGATGTTGAAGTTTCATCAAAGTCTATATCTCATTTCACAAACACAAAACTTCCAATTGAATATTGGATTGCTCTTGAACCAGATAGTGTTTTTGACGCTAGTTAATTTTTTATATATTATGAATAAGGTGAATTATGAATACGGACTTTCTATGGGTGGAACATTATCGCCCACAAACAATTGATGATTGCATACTACCTGCATCTCTAAAAACATTATTTCAGTCCTTTATTGAAAAGGGCGAAATATCAAATATGTTATTTTCTGGCACACCAGGTGTCGGCAAGACCACAGTTGCGAAAGCATTGTGTGAGCAAATGAACTGTGATTGGATAATGATTAACGGTTCTGAAGAAGGTGGCATTGATGTTCTCAGAAATAAAATCAAAAACTTTGCTTCAACAGTATCACTCTCTGGCGGTAAGAAGGTGGTGATACTTGATGAGGCAGATTATCTTAATCCTCAATCAACACAACCTGCACTAAGAGGCTTTGTTGAGGAGTTTCATAAGAACTGTCGATTCATTCTTACTTGTAATTTTAAGAATAGAATTATTGAGCCACTTCACAGTCGATTCTCAAATATAGAATTCAGAATCAATAACAAAGACAAACCTAAACTTGCTAGTCAGTTAATGGACAGGGCAGTTTATATTCTCAAAGAACAACATATAGAATATGAAGATAAGGCGCTTGTTGGGTTAATCACAAAACACTTTCCAGATTTCAGAAAACTTATTAATGAGTTGCAAAGATATTCTGTAAGTGGTGCTATTGATGCTGGCGTTCTTGTAAACATTTCAGATGAGAATCTAAAGTCTTTAACTGGTCATCTCAAAGCAAAAGAGTTTGGCGATATGAGAAAGTGGGTTGTAAATAACCTTGACAATGACCCTGTTAAAATCTTTCGAAAGATTTATGATAGTCTGAATACAACTTTACAACCAGAAACAATACCACATGCAATTCTAATCATTGCTGACTATCAATACAAGTCTGCCTTTGTAGCAGACCAAGAGATTAATCTAGTTGCATGTCTGACTGAATTGATGTCGCAAGTTAAGTTCAAATGAACTATAACGAAAAGAGAAACAGTTTTGCCAAGAACGGATATGATGACTATCCAGAAAGAAAGGCATTTAGAACATTATTGTGGCAAGATGAATCATTTAAAGATTGGATAAAAAACTATTTTCAACTTAATATGGAAAATGGTCCATTTAAGATAATAGAGGATCCTTTGGGCGAATATAAAGTTGACTTAGGAATGATTGATAGCGCTGGCGATATAGTCGGTCTTATTGAAGTTGATGTGTTTTTCTCTTGGAAAGATAAGTGGCCATCTTATTATAAATGGTGTCATAGATTGGGAAGAAAAACAAAGTATTGGATTAATAATTCATATCCATATATAAATGTTACCTTCAACACAAATCATAACAACGCTATTCTTACCACTAGAGAAATAGAAAGCCAATATCCAATAAAAGATAAGTGGTTCAAAGATAAAAAAATGACAGAGCAGGTAAGAGAAGTGCCTATTTCTAAAGCAATCAAATTCGGCACTTGGAGTTAATATGTACGACCTGTTTAAAGATTATCTGCCGGCGATAAATCACACCAAAAAGAATCTGATGAACTCTGATGATGTAATGTGGGAAAAGAAGTATCCTGCATTTATGGTCAACAAAGTTTTATCTGGTTTCCCAGACGCCATAATGCTCGTCAACGAAATGAATAGAAATCATTTTCTTGACAGAGATATGCAATTTCAATTTCTACTAAATAGTATTAGACAAAAGAAAAGGTTTACTCCTTTTCTGAGAGCTAGTAAGATTAAAGACATTGAGTGTGTAAAAGAGTATTATGGATATAGTAATGAAAAGGCTAAATCTGCTCTCGACATACTCACCAAAGAACAATTGAAATTAATTAAAGAAAGATTATATAAAGGTGGGATAAAATGAATGAGTTAGATAATAGTTGGCATCCTGAAAAGATGCTCGAAGTACAGTTGAAGGAGCCAGATGATTTTCTAAAGGTTCGTGAAACATTAACAAGAATAGGCGTTGCCTCGAGGAAAGACAAGAAGTTATTCCAATCATGCCACATTCTACACAAACAAGGTAGATATTTCATAGTACACTTTAAAGAGTTGTTTGCCTTAGACGGCAAGTTTTCAAACTTCTCTGAGAATGACCTTGAAAGAAGGAATACTATTGCTCATCTATTGGGCGATTGGGGTTTGATTACTATATTAAATAAAGAGAATGCTGAAAACAAAGCACCTCTTTCACAGATTAAAGTTCTTGCCTTTAAAGATAAAGGTGAATGGGACTTACAAGCAAAATACAATATAGGTAAAAAAATAGATGACGAAGGCGCCGAAGTTTAGAGAATTCATTACCGAGAAGGTTGAGAGAAGCGACATACATGTTGCCGTCTTAACTAAGGGCAACGCCACCAGTAAAGGTGTTGTCAGTAATATGATATTGGTGGAGTGTGAAAGAAGAAACATTCCTTGTCATATCATTAATACATCTGAAGCATGGGTATCAAAAAATGATTTAGAAAAAGGCACTTTACTCGTATCAAATATTGATGGCGAAGATACCGAAATGGAGTTTGAGCTTTCAAAAACCATTTGTTTTGTTCGTGCTGGTGTTCTTGAAGATGAAACTGGTCTTGCACTACTCTCAACATTTGAAAATGCTGGTGCGTTTATGATAAACACAAGAGATGGTATGTTGACTTGTGATAATAAAATGTCTGCCTATATTTCATTCGAAAGAGATAACATCCCAACTCCTAGAACTGCTCTTATTTCAACTGAAAAAGGATTACTACACGCCCACGAAAGATTGGGTGGTAAATATCCTGTGATTATGAAAACACTTACTGGTACTCAAGGTATCGGTGTGTCAATCGTTGAGTCAGAAAAGAGTATGGTTTCTGTTGCACAATCACTTTGGAAGTTTGGTGCTGCACTTCTACTTCAAGAGTTTATGAAGTTTGATTTTGACATTCGTACAATCGTTGTGAATGGTAAAGTGTTGGCGTCTACAAAAAGAACTAGTGCTAAGAAAGACTTTCGCTCTAACAAACACAGAGAGGCGACTACTGAAGCTTATAAGTTATCGGAAGATGAACACAAGTTAGTCTTAGATGCCGCTCGTTCTGTTGGTGCATATATGGTCGGTGTAGACCATGCAATCGTTGATGGTGAATACTATGTTCTAGAATGTAATGGTTCTCCTGGTCTTGGTTCAAAGTTTGGACTATACAATACAGCATTTGCTGAGAAATCATATATTGGAAAAACCAAACAAGAAAATATAATGAAAGAGTTGTTTGATTATATTAGTCAAGATGTTCATAGAAAATACTCATTTACAAAAGAGGCAGGTTTTCAAGAAAGAGTTACTATTGATGGTTACGGACCAGTTCGAGCAAAACTTGACACAGGAAACGGAACTATTGCTTCAATGTTCCATGTTGACAAAATAGATGTATCGGGCAAAACTGTTAAATGGGAAAAAGATGGCCATAAATTCACAAGTAAATTAGAAGGCGAATCTCAGGCAACTCGAATGGGCGATGTAGATAAAAGACCAATTGTTTTTGTAGATTTAACTTTTAACAATAAGTTTTATAAAGATGTACCAATTGGATTGACAACAAAGGATTCAAGAAGTACATTTCTTGTGAATAGAGATTTGCTAACAAGATTTAAAGTCAATGTAAACCCAAATAGAAAGTTTGTTCTTTCAGACTGGATTGAAAGAAGTGATGGAAACGACAATCAAGGGATTAACATTAATCCATTCAAAAAATAGCTTGACAAAACAGACAGACTACTGTATAATGGTCTATATTAAATCATGATAAGGAGAAACAAATGGCAAAACACCATCAAACAGAAAACCCATTATTCAAAGCACTAATCAAACAAGCAGAAGCTGATATTGCAACTGCGTTTGCAAACTTAGTTCTTTATTTTGATAATCCATCAGCAGATGGTCCAACTATCAAATCAATGCAACATCAACTTGATGTTATGGCAACGGCGGAAAAAAGAATTGAAACACTAAACACACATTTCAACAATACACAAATATAATTGATGAAGTTCTACACAAGTGTACTTCCTTATAGGGGGCGGTTGTTAGTTCGTGGTGTTGATAAAGATGGCACTCAAAAGAAATATAGAATTAACTACAAGCCCTCTCTTTTTGTTCCAGTCAAAAAAGAAACAAAGTATAAGACTTTAGATGGTCGTTATGTTGAAAAGATAAAGTTTGACAGTATGCCCGAGGCGACAAAGTGGGTGAATGAATATAAAAATGTCACCAACTTTGAATACTTTGGCAACACAAGACATCAATATCCATTCATTGCTGAGGAGTTCGAAGGCAAGATAGATTGGGATATGAATCAAATCAAATTGCTTTCAATTGATATTGAGTGTGAGAGTGAGAATGGTTTCCCAAGTCCTGAAAAGGCAGACCAACCTCTAATCTGTATCACAGTAAAAGACCATACATCTAAAAAGATTATTGTTTTCGGCATGGGCAACTTCGTCAATGACCGAGAAGATGTTCAGTACATTGATTGTGTAACTGAAACTGGTCTAGTTGAAACATTTACTAAGTTTTGGGTTGAATACAATCCTGACATCATCACAGGTTGGAATGTAAAGTTCTTTGATATACCTTATCTGATGAATCGATTCAGGCATGTGATGGGTGATGAGTGGATTCTACAATTCAGTCCGTGGGGTATTGTTGAACAAAAATCAAGTCTAACTGGTTTTGCTGGCAACTCACGAGAACAACAGTCTTGGAATATAATGGGTGTTGATACTCTTGATTATCTTGACCTGTATCGTAAGTTTACATTCGTCAGACGGGAGAGTTACAAACTAGATTATATTGGTGAAGTCGAACTTGGTGAAAACAAGAACGAGAATCCGTATGATACTTTTAAAGAGTTCTATGCTAATGACTATCAGAAGTTTGTTGAATACAATATTCAAGATGTTGAGCTCGTTGATAAGTTAGAAGATAAGTTGCAACTCATTGCTTTGCATTTGACTATGGCGTATGAGGCAAAAGTTAACTATCAAGATGTATTCGGTCAAGTAAGGATTTGGGATTGTATTATCTATCATCACTTGCGTTCAAAGAATATTGTGCCGCCTGCCATACAAGAATCAAAAACATCTAATGGATACGAAGGTGCCTATGTGAAAGACCCTGTTGTTGGTTTTCATGATTGGGTTTGTAGTTTTGACTTAAACAGTCTATATCCGCATTTGATTATGCAATACAATATCTCTCCCGAAACAATGGTTGGGTTTGAACCTAATCGTGTGAATGTTGAAAACATGTTAAATCAAAAGTCTGATTTATCTGACTTAGATGGTAGAACGATAACGCCAAACGGTGCTCAGTTCAGAACTGACAAACGAGGCTTTCTTCCTGAAATCATGGACACTCTGTATCAAGAACGAGTTATTTATAAAAAGAAGATGATTGAAGCACAGAAGATGTTTCAAAAGACTGGCGATAAGAAGTATGAATATGAGATTGCAAAGAATCACAACATTCAGTTGGCGAGAAAACTT